CACACCTGTACATTGTAACCCTTGTGGTAAAAAGAGAACACCGAAAGAACAGCATTCTCTCAAGTGCGATATTAAAACGGCTGAAAAGTATGGGTGGCATTATGGGCCAGCCTACCCACCCTCCGCTGAAGAAAGAGCTATTTATGAGGCACATAATTTAGATAGAAAAGAAGAGTTGCAAAGGCGCAAGGAATACCGTAAAACACCAGAGTATATTGAAGAGAGAAAAAGAGTACAGCGAATAATCAAAATGAAAAGAAGACTAAAGGAGGCACGTAAGAATGGCTAAAGTTAGTATGCACTTAGGATTTACATTTAGGGTAGGCGATTTATCAACTAATCAATATGGACGAATAGATTTATCTATTGACCAAATTGATACAGAGTTGCCATTGGAAGAACAGTTGGCAGAGGCTGGACATACCGCTGACCAAGTATGGGAAGTCCTTAAAACTAGGGTAGATTCCCAAGTAGATGGTTTGTTAGACGGAGATAAATAATGAAAAATTCGGCTGAAGATGTTATTAGCCAGCTGTTAGGAGATAAGGATTTAGAATTACGAAGAGGAAGTAGTTCAGAATTTGAGTACGAAAAAATACCGTTTGGTATTCCTGCTCTAGACCGTCTAACTGGTGGGGGTATTCCAAAGAAAAGAATGACTATTCTGTATGGCCCAAATAACGTGGGTAAATCTTACCTGGCTTCTCAGGTATGTAAGAATGTTCAAGCTGAAGGGGGAACTGCTGGCTGGATTGATACGGAATTGTCTTGGGATAACGAATGGATGGCAAAATGTGGAGTAGATACAGATAACATTCTAGTTGCCCAACCCACCACAGGAGAGCAAGCTTTTGGTATAGCTAGACGATTAATGCAAGCGGGGGTAGGAGTAGTGGTGCTGGACAGCATAGCAGGGCTTGTACCGTCTGATGTAATGGAACCAGCTAAGACGAAGACAGCCGAAGAGGAGTTTGGGTATAACCCAATGGCATGGCAAGCTAGATTTATTAATACATCCCTTCCTAGACTATTACCTAATCTACAAGAAGGGTCAGCCTTTGTTGCCATTAACCAAATGAGGACTGGCTTAGGTAAGGTAGCATTAGATACTATGCCAGGTGGATTAGCACAAACTTTCTTTGCCCACTTCCTGTTACAGGTACGGAGAGTGGGTTGGTTAGAAACATCTGATAAAGAGAAGATTGGTTTTGACATGGAAGTTCGTTTGAGGAAAACTAAGGTGGGTGGCGAGAACTGGAAGTCAGCCATTGTTCCCTTTAAAGTAGATGGGGGAATTGATATAATTGAAAGTTATATGCGGGATGGATTAGCTGAAGGCTTGATAGATAAGAAGGGTGCATGGTATACTTATAAGGAACAACGGGCACAAGGTATGAATGGATTGAAAACATTAATGGTAACTAATGAACATTTATTTGCCACACTTGTATCTGAATTGGGGGGAAACAATGCTGTTACCGAAGGACTTCACGAAGCAAGAGAAGATACTAGCGAGTTGTCTGTCTAGCTTTGGCTTTCGCTTTACAGAACAATTTAATATTTTAAACTATACAGTAGACTTTTGGATACGGGAATTGAATATGGTTATTGAAGCAGATGGGAAAGTGGGTCATTTGAGAAAGGCTGATGCTAAGAGAGATGCAGCATTGTTGGCGAGTGAAGATCCTATAGTCCAGTACGTTATACATATTACAAAAGATACTACTGAGGGTATTATGGAGGAACTATGTCAGGTGTTCGACAAATTATAAAGAAACCTAGTAAGCTTACTCAAGCTATAAATCAAGATGAATGGCTGCTAACGGCTTTGAGTGACCACTTGGGACATACTAATACAAGAGTTAATAAAGGCGTGTTCTATCCATCGAATTTGGGGAATACCTGTAATAGAATGTTGTATTTAGCATACAATGGATTACTCCCGACACAATTTATAGAACCCACAGTTCAACGTATTTTTGATTGTGGGGATGCTTTAGGGCTTCGATATGAGAAATATTTTACAGAAATGGGCATTTTAATTTCCTCAGAGAGTCCTGTAAAGTGTGAAGACCCTGTAATTTCAGGAAGAATGGACTATGTTATTAAACATCAAGACCACGGTAAAGCAGTGGTGGAATTAAAGTCTATTAATACTAGGGGCTTTAAAGCTTTATTAGATAAGCCTAAGCCTGACCATCTAATTCAACTTCAACTCTATTTACATTTATCTAAGATTGAACATGGCATGGTTTTGTATGAAGATAAAAATGACCAACAGGTGAAAGCTTTTGCTGTCGAATATGATGAAAAGGTATGGACACAAATACAAAACAGATGTTATACTATTATGGCACTAACGGAGGTACCGTTAAAATGTACGGGATTAAAATATTGTCAGTGTAGAGGAGTATCATGACGCAGTTAAAACTGGAAAAGCGGGAGGGTAGGTGGAGTCCCTTTAAGGCTATAGGTCAAGCAGATAAGTTTATTGAAGATTTAATGGTTCCTTCTATCGGAAAGGAATTAGCTGCTGACCAGAATTTAGATTTTCCTAATCTCATGAATGCAGACAATAAAAAACTAGAGCAATTTCTTACTATGTATGGTGGGATTAAAATGTACTTAGAAACCCAACTAGCGGATATTGAAGCCACTAAAAATGCCCTAGATGCTGCTTTTAATGAAAGCTATTCAACTGCGATTTATAGATTAGCTGAAGAACGGGAAGAAGCAGGAAAGAAAAAATTTACTAGGGATGAATTACGGGGGGCGGTATTAGATAAGTACGAAGCTCTAAAAGAATTGAGGAGAGATATTATTGAGCAAGAAGCTGTTCATAGGAAGGTCACGGGTTTAAAAGAAGCTTATGCCCAAGGATTTCAAACCGTATCTAGGATAGTATCATTGAGAACCTTTGGAGGAAACAATGCATAGAGTAGAGCCACAAGTTTTTTTGGTTGCCGAACAACGAGTTAGACATGCAGACGTTCAGGACTATCTCACACATATTGGGGCTGAAGGGTGGGTTTCCGATACTGGCGTGGACTGCCAAGAACTTATCGAGGTGATGGGTAGGGGTTGTTATAAATCCTTTGGTACGGAATTAAACCCTAATATTAATAGGGTACGGGGGTCTAATCAAGAGTATCTACAAAACATAATTAACATTGGTCATGGTTCTGTTTTAGAGCATGGGTGGGTATCATTTATGATTTGTGATACTAGCAGGGTAGTTACCCATGAGCTTGTAAGGCACAGAGCGGGTACGGCTATATCTCAAGAGAGCCTAAGGTTCCTTAGGTTAGAAGATATGGGTATGTGGATTCCACAGGCATACACTAATGACCCCCATGCGGAAGATATTTTTACAGAGACTTGGGAATACCTTGAACTTCAATATACGAGACTAATTGAACGAGCAGAAGCTATTGAAGGGCAAGACTTTGATAGTCTACCGTTCAGTAAAAAGAAATATTATACCTCCGCAGCTAGACGAGTAGCTCCTATAGGAGTTGCGACTAATATTGGGTGGTCTTGTAATATAAGGGCTGCTAGGCATATTATTGAAATGAGAACTGATGAACATGCGGAAGAAGAAATCCGATTAGTTTTTAATAAGATTGGACATATATTGAAAGATAGGTATCCCGCTCTGTTTGCAGATTATGAAGTAGAAGGTAAGGGGGCGGATAACAATCAAGAATGGGTAACTACAAGGAGGAAAGTATAATGGAGGAGCATATTGTATTAGATTTAGTGGCAAATAGTCAGATAGTACTTAGTGGCATCAAATATGCAGTATTTGTTCAAGACATTGACATTTTACGAAAGGCCGTTTTTGATTTAAAAGATGTAGTAGACGTTATGTTTGAAGTTATCGAAGATGATTTCGGGAAATAGGGAAGCATTTAAAGTATTACAAAAATGTAACGGCCCCACATACCTAGGATTAGATTGTTCGTCTAGAGCTATCCATGGCGTGTGGTTAGATGATCAGGAAAAAATTTTAGCTATGTTGAAATGGCGTAGTGCGAGTTTAGAATTTGATGCTAGATTTATTGAAATTTCCTTACAGTTTACTAGAGATTTGAGTAAAATAAAGGTAATAACCAATGCTGCTGTCGAAGCAGCTATATTTATTCAGAATCCTAAATCTACTATGGAAATAGCTTCTGTAGTTGGGGGGGTTCGTTTAGCGTGCGCTACCAATAATATTGGATGTATTTCTGTAGATAATAGACATTGGAAAAAATATATTTTGGGGAAGGGAAATTCAAATAAAAAAGATATAAAAACTTTTGCTGTAGAGAAGTGGGGAGATTTGTTTGTAGAACAAGATTGGGCCGATGCAGCATGTATAGCTTTGTGGAGAAAAAGGGGGGAAGAATGAGCTTACAAAAAGTAAATAAAAACCAAATACGAGTTGATTTTCTGGAGCCGACTAAAAAGGTTCTAACTGAAGAAGATAAGCTACCGGAAGGAATGACAGAGGACGAATTAAAAAATAAATACGCTAAACTTGTTTGGTGTGAATATTATGACTGTAAGTGGAATAACCAGATTGGAGCAGAGAGAACACTTAAAACAATTCTAAAGAATCGGGCATATAGCCCCTTTAAAGATGACCCAGGTATGAAGGGATTGTGTGGAAGGCCAGATGAAATTGCTATTCGATTTAAAACAATAGTATCGGGAAGCCAGAAATATAAGGTTCCTGCTTGTTTTACTTGTAATACTGGTATTAGTGGTCATGTCGATTTTTCCAAATTCTTGCAACCTGATGGTTCTCCTTGGGGGGGTAATATTGATTCTCAACATATATCAGATTCAGGATTTGGAGCCTTAGACTCTAACAATATTCACGGAGGATAGGATGCCTAAAGTTATTCCCGAAGAAATTAGATTTAAAGCCATGGAACTATTCATGGCAGGCCAAACTATTCCAACCATTGCTAGTGCATTAGCTACTGAGTTTGGTGTAGAGGTTAAAACTTCTACTATTTATGCATGGGCAAAACAGTATAAATGGAAAGAGGATAAAATTGAAGCAAGAACTGCTGCGGTAGCTACGATTAAAGAAACGGAAACTCAACGGTATGCTAGAATTCAAGAAGAACATTTAACTGATTACGGCAGATTAAGGAAGAAAGCCTCACTAGAATTAGATGGGCATCTATTTGATAGACCTTTTGAGGCTGCGAAAGCCCTGGATATAGGAATTAAAGGGGAACGAGTTGTTATGGAAGGGATGATTAATTTAACATTTGTTCAGGATATAATGGGAGTATTGGTGGAAGAAATAAATGATTCTGATCTATTAGCACGAATAGCTTTTAAATTAAAAGCTTTAATTCAAACACAGGATAATTATGGAAACAACTAATAATGCTACTACATTTAATGATGCCTTTTCTAGATTAGCGGAAGGCTTATCAACCCATCAATCTATTAAGGTCGGAAGTTTTTGGGAATTTCTTCGAGATATTTGGAGTCAAAGCTATGATAATCCTGACTACTTTAAAGCATGGCACGTTGGAATTCTGGCAGAAGATATTGAGGAATGCTTGGAAACAGGAATTAACTACTGTGCTATATTACCCCGATTCCATTTTAAATCAACTATACTTGGACATGCTTTCTCAGTCTGGAGATTGTTAACGGCTTCTAGAGATTGTTCCGTACTCTATTTATCGTATAGTGATTTAATGTCGAGGTACCATATTTCTGAAATTAATAAGACTGTTCAACGAAATCCTATCTTAACTCAATGGATGACCAGTCGTTCTCCAAAGGCAGATTTTTCGTTTAGATATTATATTAATAAGAAGCCTATGGAAATATCGCATGGGGGCCTTTTTTCATTTAAGAGGGGTATGCATGTCAATGGTGCATTGATTGCCGATGACGTTTTGCGTGACCCAGAGAATCCTTTAAACTTATCTCAGTTAGTTAAGGTGGAAGACCACTTCTTAACAGAGACTATGTTTATTCCTTTAAAAGGTATACCTGTTATTGTATTAGGTACTCCTATGATGCCTGGAGATTTATTAACTGTTCTACAAAAAGATGACCGTTTTAAAACCAGGGTGCTCCCTGCATTAGATCCTACTCCTAATAGACGGGTATTAATGCCAGAATTATATAATGAAGATTGGTTACTTCAACAACAACGAGCCAGACCTAAAGCTTTTGCGTCAGAGTTTTTATTGCAGCCCTATTTTGCAACCGAAGCATATTTTGAAGAGAATGATATTAGAAACTGTGAAGACCCAAAGTTAATTAATCACCCTGTTAGTAAGCCGTATTTATCTCTGGAAGACGGGGATTTGTTTGGGGGATTCGATGTAGGAAAGAAACGACACCCATCTCACTTAGTTATCTTTAAAAAGATAGGTGATAGAATAGAACAGGTTCATCAGTCATGGTTAGATGGTTGGTCTTATGCAGACCAAATTGCATATTTAAATGATGTAGCAGAAAAATTTAATCTTATGAGGGGGTATGTAGATAATACAAGAGGTGAACTAGAAGATAGAGGTTTAAATAGAGTTTGGAATGCGATGCACTTTACCACAAAGTCCAAGAATACAATGGCCCAAGTATTTGAGAAATATGTCCATTCTGGTCAATTAAAGTTATTGTCTGATGAAAGACAACGTGGACAAATTCTCTGCGTTAGTAATGAATTGAAAGCTCCTGATACTCCTATGGGACATGGAGATTCCTTCTTTTCTATTGCAATGGCATTATATGCTGTGTATGAAAGCTCACTACACAGTTTTCAAAATCTAGGTAATGTGGTAGATTGGATGAATGATATTTCTCCTGAGTTGGCGGCAAGTAATTCAGGGGTAAATCCCATTCAGGAAGTTACAAATCAATGGGTTAATTCCTTGACAAACAAGACTGAATCAGCGTATACTGCAAGTCAAGTGAATCGTACAGGGAGCGGCTTAGACCCCGTTAACCCAATGATGGAACCACAGAAACCTAATCCCAATTGTGAAGAGCCATTATGTGCTGCTTCTTTTTGGGTTACAGAACGAAAACTGTGTTTGTTTTGTGGACATAGAGGATAGGAGGAATATAAATGACAACAACATTTGAGGTATTACCCAGGTTATCTCCGCAAGCAGAAATCATTCTTAACCATAGATATTATTTAAAAGATTCTAATCATACTGTAATCGAAGATTCCGCCGGACTTTTTGAACGAGTAGCGAAAGCTATAGCTCAAATAGATGCAGACTATTATGGAGCTTTACCAGTAGAGGTAGAGTTATTAACTAAGGACTTTTATGATATGATGGTACAATTAGAATTTTTACCTAATTCACCCACATTGATGAATGCAGGAACTAATCGGGGTACTTTAAGTGGTTGTTTTGTATTACCTTTAGAAGATAGTATGGAAGAAATTATGAAAGCAGCTAGTCATTCTGCGATGGTACAAAAATTTGGTGGCGGTACAGGGTTTGCTTTATCTAAAATTCGGCCCAAAGGTTCTCCAATTGATACTACCCACGGGAAAGCGTGTGGCCCGATTGAAGTTCTAAAAACTCTTTCTCGTGTATCTAGTATGATTACTCAAGGCGGTAAGAGGGATGGAGCAAATATGGCGGTTATGTCCGTGTATCATCCCGATATTATTTCTTTTATTTCGTGTAAAGCTGTTGAAGGGGATATCCACAACTTCAATATATCCGTGGCCGTTGATTCTAATTTCATGGAATTGGTTAAAACCAATGCTAAATTTCCTTTGGTTGCTCCTAATACTAATGAAGTGGTGGGTTGGGAATCTGCTACTGACGTATTTAATCTGATTATTGAGGGGGCGTGGCGCAACGGTGAACCTGGTATGATTTTTCTTGATCGAATAAATGAAGATAATAAAGTAACTAAAGAATTTGGAAATATGATAGCTACTAATCCCTGCGGAGAACAGCCCCTCTTAGGGAATGAAAGCTGTAATCTAGGGTCAATTAATTTAGCCAAGTTTTATCAGGAAGCAGACAGTGCGGATTGGTACAATTTTATTGATTGGGAACGGTTAACTAAAACAGTTAATTTAGCTATCCATTTCTTAGATAATGTGATTGATGCTAATAAATATGCTGTTATAGATATTGAGGACATGACAAAAGCGACCAGGAAAATTGGTTTAGGTATTATGGGCTTTGCAGATTTATTGGTGCAGTTAAAGGTTCCCTATAATTCAGACCGTGCCCAGAGTATAGGGGGGGCTATAATGGAGTATATTCGGACTGCTGCTGATGTAGCTTCATTAAATTTGGGTGGACAGCGTGGGCCTTTCCCTGCTTGGACTAGAAGTACCCATAAAATACATGAAAATTATCGCAATGCCTGCAGAGTCACGGTAGCTCCTACTGGAACTATTTCTATGATTGCGGGTTGTGCATCAGGTATTGAGCCTATTTTTGCACTTGCTTGGAAGAAGCAAAATATTTTAGAGGGTAAGACGTTATATTACGTTAATTCCTATTTTGAGGAGGTGGCGAAAGAACAAGGATTTTATTCTACAGAATTAATGGAAGCTTTAAGTAATGGAGAATCGTTACAAAATTTACAAAATATTCCACAATGGGTTAAAGAGGTATATGTGACAGCCCCTGAAATTTCCTCAGAAGAGCATGTTCAAATGCAAGCTGCGTTTCAAACTTGGGTAGATTCTGGTATATCCAAAACTATTAATCTTTCAAATGACGCAACTATTGAAGATGTTTTTACCGCATATTTAAATGCTTGGGAATTAGGATGTAAAGGAATTACTATTTATAGAAACGGGAGTAGAACGCAAGAAGTCTTGGTGAATGGACATAAAGATGTTGCGTTAAGCTGTGAATGTGATTCTTCTGTTTTAATTAGGGAAAGTGGGTGCATCTCTTGTAAAAATTGTGGGTGGAGCGCATGTGAAATTTCTTAAAAATTATTTAACGTCATATAAAACGACATTATTTTCGGGAGTAATGATAGGCTTTGTAGCGGTACATACACTAGAAGATGTATTATTGATGTCGATTGGCAGATTTATCCCTTTACCATTATTTGCTATGTACGGCTTAGGGTTAGTAGTATCTTGGTTATTACTGGGGTGTATAGTAAATAGATTCCTTAAACGAGCAGGGATAGATAGTCATCACCATTAGACAATAGGAGGAGTAAAATGATAGGCAATATGTTAAGAGAAAGAGAATCACAGTATATAGCGACTAAAGATGAGGGTACTCAAACCTGGCGGATTTTAGATACATGGCATGATGTGTTACGGGATATGAATCCAGAGGATGAGGTGGAAGATACCAGTCCCGCTGTAACTGTAGTGACTGAAGGGGGATTTATTGCCCTAGTTAAAGAAGCTTCTCGTTTGGGAGTTTTGCAGAATGCTACTTCTTCTTTTATTCCTATAGATACTAGAAATGAGGACGATTATTCTACTAATCTTAAAGAGAAGGATGAAGAACTTGCAAAAATGCGGGAAAAAATAGTAAAATATGAAGAGGAGATAAGCACTCTCCGTATATCTGCATCTAAATCAGAGGGTACCCTATTAAAAGAGTTAGCAATGGAAACCCTACTTAAATTAACTCTCTCTTCTGATATAGAAAAATTAACTAAACGCAAGGATTAGCTATGAAATTATCAGAATATCTTCCCGAAGTTCCTGCTTTAGCCCAACAAATAACCGATTTGAATGCTCAAATGGGTATGTTTCAATTGATGAAAGCGGGAGAAGTGGGAACGGCTCCTACTATGGGATTAGACCATGTAGTTAATACATGGGTACGCCATCAAATGGCATACAGACAACAACTTGTAATGGATATACAAACTATCGCTATGTCTGTAGAAGAAATTCGTAGCCCCATTAGCCATATTACGGGAGAAGTTTTTAGGCGGGGTTTGGAATGGAAGCCTACGAAAGCTAATCCAGACCACGAACAACGAGCAAGATTTACTAAGTTTTTAGATGATTGTAACGTCTTTGATCAGAGTTTAGAAGAAGTCTTAAAACAGTTTCATTATGATATAAATACCGTAGATGATGGATTTCTATACTTAGCTAAAGAATATAAGACTATGGATGATGAGAGTCTCAGGTCTAAAATTATTGAAATTCGTAGATTAAATCCGGCTCTAGTTGAATTTGATTTAGATGCTGCGGGATTGCCTAAAAACTCCCATTTCTTATGTCCTATTCATAGAGATGACGTTCAAGATACTCCAATAACGTGTGAACATCCAGGCTGTAAGCGAATATGCCAGCCTGTTATGTATAAGTATTATCATAGAAACAAACATATTTATTTGTTTGATAGTGAAGTTATCCATGTTTCTAAATTTTCCCCCAGTGAAACTTATGGATGGAGTCCTATCCTTACTATTTTTGAGAAGGCTCTTACTCTGATTGGAATGGATAAAAACCTTTATAGGTACTTTTTTGAACGTAAAATGCCAGCATCTATGATTATGGTATTTACAGATGACCCAGAATCCTTGAGGCGTGAACGGTCTAATATGGCCGCTCAAACTCGATTAGACCCCAACTTTGTTCCTATGGTAGCAGTATCCGCAAGGAACAATAGGGGTAGGGTAGATATGGTACGTTTATTCCATACGTTACAAGAAATGGACTACCTCCCTGTCCGTCAAGAAGTAAGGGAACGTATTGCTGCTATGTGGGGAGTTACTCCTGCATGGCAGGGCGCACCAGAAGCATTTGGTGGCCTCAGTACCCAGACTCAGCAGTTAGTAGTTATGAGTCGTGTGGTCGAAGGTGATCAGCGTATGTTTCAT